AGTTGAAAAATATATATCTAATCTTCAGAGAACTACTGGCGTTTTAGATGATGAATTACGCCCAGCATTTCAACAATTATTAACAGTTACTGGGTCAATTACTAAAAGCCAAGAAGCATTATCAACTGCATTAAATGTTAGTGCGGCTACTGGTAAATCTTTATCTGAGGTAACTGCTGCAATATCTAAAGGTTATTCAGGTCAAACCACATCATTATCTAGATTAGGCGCAGGATTAAGCAAGGCCATAATTAAAACTGGTGATATGGATAAGATTATGGGCGAACTTAACCAAAAGTTTGCTGGGCAATCCGCAGCTAGATTAGCCACCTATGCTGGCAAAATGGATTTATTGAAAGTTGCATCTGAGAACGTTAAAGAAGAAATTGGTCGGGGTATTTTAGGTGCGCTTGATGCGTTAAGTAAAGACACCAGCATCGAAGACACTACAGCAAAAATGGAAAACTTTGGCAAAGCCACTGGCGATGCAATTACTGGCGTGGGTGTTTTAATTGCTGAATTACAAAAAATACCAGGTGCAAAAAAGGCAACCGATATTTTATTTGGCACAAATATATTTAGTTTACTAGGTAAACTGGCCGAGGAAGAAACAAAAAGCAAGGCGGGAACTAAAGCCAATTTAGAGCCAAGATCAGCAAGCCGTGTTTATGTCCAGCAATTACGCCTAGAAAACAAAATAATTAGAGACACCAATAAAGCCAGGGCCGATGAATTGGCAAAACTAAAGGCTAAATCAGAAGTAGATAAACTCAAAGATAAGTTTGATGTAGAGCGTATAGGTTTGACCTTGGCGCTTAACCAAGCAACCGATGAAGAGACTAAATTACGTCTAAGAGCACAGTTAGCAATCTTAGACAATAACGAAGCTTTGGCAAAGAAATACAACGCAGAGTTAAACGCTAAAACTGCCGTAGATGCATTAGCCACAGCCGCTGGAGTTGCTGCTACCGCATTAAATAACTTTGGCCCAGCCCTGTTTAACTCATTAGGTGAAATGACTGCTAGAGGTCGTAATCAAATAGCACCGTTTGAAAATTACACATATACCGTGCCACAAGGTGCAACCAACCAACAGGCTACCGCTACCGCAACCGCAACACCAAGCGTGGGTGTAACCGTAAATGCTGGCACCATAGTTACCGATCAACAATTAGAGGCCGTTATTCAGCAAAACGTATTGCAGTTATTAAAATCAGGTAATAAATTGTTGCCAGCAGGATCACTTAACTAATGGCCGTACCAACAGTTAATGCGATAATTAACTTTTCAACAGGGCCAGCGTTTGCCCAAGCGATGATACTGGATACTGGCATATTGGGTACAAATATATTGGCCGATTCAGCTGCAATTATTGTGGATGTATCAGATCGTATTAACTATATTCAAACAATTAGAGGCCGTAATGCTTTGGTAGATCAATTCCAAACAGGTACATTAACGTTGCGCATAGTAGATCAAAACGGAGATTTTAATCCAACTAACCCACTAAGTCCCTACAGCCCTTATTTGACACCTATGAAAAAGGTACAGATTTCTGCTACCTATGGTGCAACCACCTATTCTTTATTCTCAGGTTTTATTACAAGTTATGTAAACACTCAACCAAAGGATGCAACAGAGGTTGCTTATACAACCATACAAGCTGTAGATGCGTTCAGGCTTGCGCAAAATGCTCAGATTTCTACCGTTACAGGAGCTAGCGCAGGAGACCTATCAGGCACTCGCATCAATCAGATATTAGATCAAATTGACTGGCCGACAACTATGCGTGATGTTGATGCTGGCTTGACAACAATGCAAGCCGATCCTGGCACAGCCCGCACCTCTTTAGATGCTATGACCACGGTTACAGAAAGCGAATATGGGGCTTTATATGTAGATGTCGATGGATCCTTTGTGTTTCAAGATCGATCAGTTACTGCTGGCTCTATTGGCGGCACTGTAACTACCTTCAATGATGATGGCACAGGTATTGCCTATGCTAATGCAGTATGGAAATTAGATGATACGTTGGTTTTTAACTCAGCCACTGTCAGCCGTGCTGGTGGTACGCCACAAACAGCTATTAACCAAGCGTCAATAGACAAATACTTTATTCATTCATATAACTTGCAAAACCTGCTTATGCAGACCGATGCAGTGGCTTTAGATTATGCCCAAGCTTATGTGGCTAGCCGTGCTGAGACTCAGGTTAGATGCGATGGCATCGAACTAGACCTCTATACGCCTAATTACAACTCAGGAATTATTGCAGCTTTAGAGTTAGATTTCTTTGATCCAATTAGGGTGGTTACCACCCAGCCAGGTGGCTCCACGCTAGACCGTACTTTGCAAATCTTTGGGGTGGCTAACACCATCACGCCAAACAGCTTTAGGGTCTTTTTTACGACTTTGGAACCCGTAATCGATTCCCTGATTTTAGATAACAATATCTATGGCACTTTAGACTATAATGTGCTCAGTTACTAAGGAGAAATAATGGCAGCAGGATTAGGGTTTAAGGATTTTACAACAGGCGAGGTATTAACCGCTGCCGATGTTGATGGCTACTTAATGCAAGGCGTGTGGGTGTTTGCAAGTGCCGCTGCTCGAGATGCAGCTGTAACATCACCACAGGAAGGTAACTTTGCTTATCTTAAAGATACAAACGTAACCACTTATTACACAGGCAGTGCTTGGGCAAACCTAGATACAACAGGTATGACCAACCCAATGACAACTACTGGCGATATGATTTATTCGTCAAGTGGATCAACACCTGCAAGACTTGGAATTGGAACAGCAGGACAAGTGCTTCAGGTAAATTCTGGTGCAACTGCTCCTGAGTGGGCGACACCTGCTGGTGGTGGTGGCGGTATGACCTCTATTGCTTCAGGTTCATTATCAGGTTCATCACTTGATTTAACTTCTATCAGTAGCAGTTATAATAACCTTCAATTAGTTTTGCGGGGACTAAATACAAGTAACAGCGTTGAAATTACAGTTAGATTAAATAACATTTCAACTAGCACTTACAATGGATTAAATTTAGTTAATAATGCAGGAACTTTTGAAAGTGCGGGTGGAGTTGCGCAAGATAAGTTTTTTGTTACTTACTACAATACCAATACGACAACAAATGGTTCTTTAGTATTTAATATTTTTGATTATACAAATACAACCTCTCACAAACAGGTAACAAGTCAATTAAACTACAATAGAGATACACCAACAGTTAATTCTTGTTTTCTTACTGGTGCTTGCCGAACAAATAATGCAATCGATAGAATTACAATTAGTCCTAGCGCAGGAACTTGGTCATCAGGAACTTACATACTATACGGAGTAAAATAATGATAATACTAGAACATAATGTTGAAACAGGCGAAGTTATTGAGCGTGAGGCAACTGCTGAGGAATTAGCACAAAAAGCAATTGATGATACACAAACAGCAGCACGTTTAGCCGAAGCCAAAGCAAAGGCAGAAGCCAAAGCAGCGGCACAGGCTAAACTTGCAGCACTTGGTTTGACTGTTGAGGACTTACAAGCTCTAGGTTTGTAATGAAGCCAAAGTTATGCGCAGCTGGTGTGCAGTTAAGGGATCAAGTTGATACGTGGTTTCCAGATAGGTGTACTAAAAGTCCAGAAGGATGGTTGGGCGATAGTCGTCACTCCGCCAGAAAATCGGATCATAATCCAGACCAGTTCGGGTGGGTACGAGGTCTTGATCTTAATTCTAGGTTGGAGTCATCCGATAGCCTCGCACCTTATTTGGCTGACCAGATCAGAATCGCAGCCAAGTCGGATCCACGCATATCATACGTCATCTATAACGGGCGAATATGCTCGAAGATATTAAATTGGAAGTGGCGTAAGTACAAGGGCATTAACCCGCACAAGCGACACATACATATCAGCTTTACAACACTAGGCGATCTGAATGGCACAGCGTTCGACATACCACTAATAGGGGGCAAGATATGAATATAAGCAAGAAGCAACAAGCTGTATTGAAGTCATACGCACGTGGCGTATTGGTTTCATTCTTAACATTTTTGGCAAGTAATGAACTGGGATTAGATCCTGTTGTAGCTGTAGTTATCTCAGCTCTAGCAGGTCCAGCGGTTAGGGCTTTAGACAAATCCGACAATGCCTATGGCATCGGTGCCGATGTCAAATGACACCTACAGAGTGGGCTGGCTTTGGCGCTGGCGTTATCGCCGTGCTATCAGGCGGGCTAGTAGGATTACGTTTTCTAGTTAAAGGCTGGCTTAATGAGTTACGCCCGAATGGTGGCTCTAGTATGAAGGATCAATTAACAAGACTTGAACAGCGTGTCGATGATCTCTTTGTCTTAATCAGTAAACGATAATTTTAACTATGGCAACTACACGTAAGCGTAGAAAAATTAACAGGCGCAAGGTGCGTAAATCACCTGACCCTTTATCTAAGTTAGAAGTGTTTTATATTGCCAAGCACGAGATGTTTAAAGCTGCACGCAAAGCAGGGTTCAGTGAATCTGTTGCGTTGTATC